TCCGACTGGGCGCACGTCTTCGAGAAATTCCGGCTCAACCCCGACGACTTCGAGATCCTCGGCGACACCGTCCGCTGCAGTACGTGGCAGCAGTCCAAACGGACCGACGGCGGCGACCGCGACGTCATCGACCTCTACTCCTACCGCGCCCAATTCCGGCGCAAGGCGGTTCACGTCGATCGGCTCACCTTCGACGATATGAAAGCCGACATCCGATCATGGAAGCCGCGCCAAAACCGCCGCATCCCCGGCGCCGGACTCGGCGAACCAGTCGTGCAGTGGTTCGGAAACGCCGACATGCAGACCGGCAAAGGCGAAGGCGGAGGCACCCCGGCACTCAAGGAACGATTCTTCGACGACCTCGAGATCTTCCTCCAGATGGTGAAGGACCGCAGGAAGCGCGGCATCAACGTCACCGGCACAGTGTTCGCCAACATGGGCGACCCCATCGAATCGACGGACGGGCACTACCCCAACCAGACATTCACCGTTGACCTCAACCAGCGCGACCAGCTGACCACCGTCCTAGAACTGTGGAAAACCGCCATCCGGGAGCTCGCCCCACTGGGCACCTTCGATTTCGTCAACGTGCTCTGCAACCACGGCGAATGGAAACGCCAGGACAAGAAAGCGTTCACCGGCGACGCTGACAATGCGTCCGGATTCCTCGGCGACACGCTGCGCATGTTGTTCGACGGGCACGCCGGGTTCGATCACGTCAACTGGCACCTGCCACGCGACGAGATGATCACCACAGCGACCATCAACGGCGTCAACGTGGCGGCCGCCCACGGGCACAAGCTGACGGGCAAAATCGAGGACTGGCTCACCCGCCAAGACTCATGGCTGCAGATCAAGCACGGTTTCAGGCCGGGGCTATGGGCACTCGCCCATAAGCATCACGCGCACATCCAAGACTTCGGCCCGTACCACGCGATCCAGCACACCAGCCTGGACGGTGGGTCCAAATCATTCACGGACGCGACAGGTAAATGGTCGACACCAGGAACGACAACGTTCCTACTCGGTGGACACGACCCGCGTAAGTTCTCGCACTATGAAGTGATTTGAAAACCTACCGGTAGTAGCGATAATTCCTACCACCAGTTGGTAGACTAGACAGTAAGAAGCCCCGCGATGCTACCAACATCCGGGGCCTGACCGACTGTCTAGGAGTCGATATGACTAATGCTACTGCACTGCCTGCCCGATTCTGGGACAAAGTCGCCAAGACGCCGACCTGCTGGACTTGGACGGCCGCACTCAACACGTACGGCTACGGCCAGTTCAGGCTTGGCAAGAAGTTCCCGCTGGCGCACCGGCTTTCATTCGAGGAAGCAAACGGTCCGATCCCGGCAGGAATGCAAGTGGACCACCGCTGCCATAACAGGGCATGCGTGAACCCGGCGCACCTCCGTTTGGTCAACAACAAGCAGAACCAAGAGAACCAGTCTGGCGTCGTGAGCAGCAACAGCTCAGGTGTTCGCGGTGTTCATTGGGAAAGCAACCGTGGCAAGTGGGTAGCCCGAGTGAAGCACAATGGCGCGCTCATCTTCCTTGGCAGGTTCGAGCACCTCGCCGACGCCGAGGCCGCGGCACTAGCTAAGCGAAACGAGTTGTTCACGCACAACGACGCCGACAGGCTCAAGTCGTAACCTCATGGGTCCGCTACGCCCGGATGGTTATCAGATAGGAAAGCACCACCCGAAAGGAGGCTCCTATCTCCCGGCCGCAGGGTTAGAGCGGAAGGGCGCATGCCGCGAGGCGCCGCCCCTTTGTGGAGTTGGTGAAGTGGTATCACGTCGGTCTCCAAAACCGAAGTCGCAGGTTCGATTCCTGCACGCTGCGCTCTCCGCCAGAACCAGATGAAGCCCCGCCCCGATGATGGGCCAGCCGAATGGATCTGACGGTCAAGCCCTTGGAACGTCGGCGAGCACACCACCATTCGTCCCGCGAACCGCAGCCCAAGGCACACACCCACCGGAGCTTATCGCCCAGACTTCACCGGAAGCACAAAGAACCGGGCACCCCACCACCTCCCACCCAAGCGAGGCACCCCATGGCAGCAACCCACCCAGTGAAATGCATGTGCGGCCGCGACATGCTCGACGGGCCCACCGGGTTCCTCGTCTGCCGACACTGCGACGCACCCCACGAACCCGGCCACGGCACCCTGACCTGCCAGTCCTGCCGGGTACTCGACGCCGCAGTCAAACGCCGCTACCGGACAGCCTAGGAGCCGACCATGACGAGCATGTGGGAGCAAGCGGCCCGCATGTTCGAGGCCCCGAAACACGACTGGGACACCCCCGGCCAGCTCGCCAAAGCCATCGAACCCACCACCATCCAAACCCCAGCGCTCGATTTGATCGATGAGTACATGGTCAAGGTGGAATCCGGGGAGATCGACCGGCTCATCATCAACCTGCCCCCGCAGGAAGGCAAGAGCACCCGCGTAACGACGGTTGGCCCGCTCTGGTTCCTCACCCGGAACCCTGACCGCCGGATCGCGATCGTTTCCTACGCCCAAGACCTGGCCGACGAGTTCGGCCGCAACATCCGCAACCACATCGCCTCCCACGACGGCGACGACGGCACCCTCGACCTCGGACTTAGGGTCGCCAAAGACAACGGTGCGGCCCGCCGCTGGCAGCTCGACGGCCACCGCGGCGGCGTCCGCGCCGTCGGCATCCGTGGTGGCCTTACCGGCCGCCCCGTTGACGCCCTGTTCATCGACGACCCCATCAGCAACCTCGAACAGGCCAACTCCAAGACGTACCGTGAGCAGGCGTGGGGTTTCTGGCAGTCCGTCGGCATGACGCGTCTTGCCCCGGGCGCGCCCGTGATCCTTGTCCTCACCCGCTGGCACGCCGACGACCTCGCCGGCCGTCTGTTGGCGGGCGAAGACGCGCACCGCTGGACCGTGCTCAACATCCCCGCCGAAGCCGGAGAGAACGACCCGCTCGGCCGGAAGCCCGGCGAATGGCTGCAGTCCGCCCGCCAGCGCACCGTCAAGCAGTGGGAGCAGATCAAGGTCGCTGTCGGCCCCAAAGTGTGGCAGTCCCTCTACCAAGGATCCCCCACCCTCGACGACGGCGGCGTATTCCCGTCCGAGTGGACGCACTACGAGAAGCCGCTCTGGCTCGTCGATTCCAACGGCGTGCACACCGTGCCGGGCATGGAACGCGCCGATCAGGAGCTCGTGCAGTCATGGGACCTCGCATTCAAGGGCGAAGACTCATCCGACTATGTTGTCGGGCAGGTCTGGCTCAGGGTCGGGAACACCGCCTACCTGCTCGACCAGGTGCGCCGCCGCATGAACTTCAACGAAACCTGCGAAGCCATCAAAGCCATGTCCGCGAAGTGGCCTCAAGCCATCGCGAAGTTCGTCGAAGACCGCGCCAACGGCCCGGCCGTGATTAACGCTTTGCAGGGCCAGGTCATGGGCATGATCCCGATCGAGCCGGAGGGCTCCAAGTACGCCCGCGCCTCGGCCGTGTCGCCGCTGGTGTGGTCCGGCAACGTCCAGCTCCCCTCCCCCCGCATCGCCCCGTGGGTGGAAACGTTCCTGCAAGAAGCCCTCAGCTTCCCCGCCGGCGCCAACGATGACCAGATCGATGCGTTCACGCAGGCCGTGAACAGGCTCTTGCTCATGCCGCTCACCGCGGGGCTGACAGACGTGGTCGAACCCGACGTGTACGACGCACATAACGCGCAGGGCTGGTCGATCAGCCCGTACTAACCGAATGGAGGCCCGCATGGGTATCAGGGAATGGTTCGCCAAGCCCGTGCAAGAGGCCGCAGGCGTCACGTTGGCGCCGGGCGAATACGAGACGATCATGCACCGCCTCGAAAACGCCACCGAATCCATGGTCCAACTGCAGATGGCCGCCGAAGATCAGGGCTGGCAGAAGCTCGGCGCCGAACTGTCCGGCGAGTTCACCCGCGAAGGACTGAAACGGAACGCGCAAAACGCCCGGCTGATGGCGATCGCGAACCCGCTCATCAAACGCGGACTCGCGATCCGGCACGCCTACGTGTGGGGCCAAGGCGTACAGGTCTCCGCCCGCGATGACTCCGTGAACGACGTCGTGCAAGCCTTCCTTGATGATGAGGGCACCCGCGAAGTGTTCAGTGGGGCACAGGCCAGGGAGCGTTGGTCGAAGGCCACCGGCACCGACGGCAACCGGTTCTTCGTGTGCTTCACCAACCCCTTGGATGGCCGCATCCGGATCCGCACCCTCCCCTTTGACGAGATCCAGGAGATCGTCACCGCGCCCGGAGACAAAGCCACCCCGCACTACTACCTGCGGGTGTGGACCGAAACCGTCGCGACGCAGACGTTCGGGACCACGGACCGGGAGATGAAAGCGTACTACCCGGCGCTGAAATACCAGCCGCTCACCAAGCCCAAGAACCTCGGCGGTATCCCCGTCTACTGGGACGCCCCGGTCTACCACGAAAAGGTCAACGGGCTCGACGACTGGAAGTGGGGCATCGGAGACTCCTACGCCTCCCTGAACTGGGCGCGGGCGTACAAGGAGTTCCTTGAGGACTGGGCGCTGCTCATGAAAGCCCTCTCGAAGATCGCCTACACCGCATCCAAGAAGGGTGTCCCGGACTCACAGAAAGCCCGCGGCGCGATCGCGAACATGGGGGCACTGCCCGCCGGTTCCACCGCCGTCATGTCTGAGCATCACACGCTCGAAGCCATGCCCAAGAGTGGCGCCACACTCGACTCCGAGTCGGGGCGCCCGCTCGCGGCCATGGTCGCCGCCGGCCTCGGAGTCTCCGTGATCGACCTGCTCGCCGACCCCGGCCAGGTCGGCTCCCGCGCCACCGCCCAAACCATGGACCTGCCCAAGCGGCTCGAGATGCGCGCCCGCCAAGAGGTGCACACCGAAACCATGCAAGCCGTCATCGGGTACGTCATCGAACAGGCCATCATCGCGCCCCGCGGCCCGCTCAATGGCAAGGTTGTGCGCGACGGTGACCGGCTGACCGCCGCGCTGAACGGCGACGCGGAAACCACTGTCGAGGTGGTGTGGCCGGCACTGGACGAGACACCGCTCGACACCCTCATGAAGGCCATTGTCGACGCGGACGGCACGAACGTGCTGCCGAAGGTGGAGATCCTCAAGCTCATCCTGCACGCCCTGGATGTGAAGGACGCCGACGAGATCGTCGAGAAGCTCACGGACGACGACGGGAACTTCATCGACCCGACGGTGAACGCGGGTACGGCGGCCACGGACCGGTTCCGGGCCGGGCAGCAAACCGAATCGTTCGCAGGCTAGGAGGACCGCATGGCGGTCAACGAGGGAACCCTCGCGATACTGGAGGCGCGCATGGTCGCGCTTGGCGCCACGATCGACGCCCAAGACCTCGCACTCATCACAGCATGGGTTGAGGCGTGGGACGAGCTGCGGCCCGAGTTCGAGGAAGCCATGATGGAGCTGCTCGCGTCCGCTGAGGATGGGCGGGTCACCGGTTCACAGGTGGCCCGCAACGCCCGGCTCCGCAAAGCCCTGAGCCTTGCGGTGGACCGGTTGGACGAGCTCGCCGACCTGGCATCCGTCACGATTCAGGCCGACGTGCAGCGCACCGTGCTGGACGCCGCACAGTCGCAGATCGACGCGGCCGCGTCCCAGCTGCCCCCGGCCGATGCTGTGGCCACGCTGCCGACGTTCACCCGCGTGGATGACGCCGCACTCGACGCCATCGTTGTCCGGACCACCGAGCAGATCCACGCCGCCACGCGGCCGCTCTCCCCCGACGCAGTCGCCACCATGAAACGGAACCTCGTCCGCGGCATCGCCGTCGGCGACAACCCCCGCACGACAGCGCGCCGCATCATCCGCCAAACCGAGAACGACTTCAACGGCGGGCTCGCCCGGGCCATGACCATCGCCCGCACCGAAACGCTCGACGCCCACCGGGCAGCCACCAAAGCCGCCGATGAAGCCAACACCGACCTCACCACCGGATGGACATGGGGCGCCACACTCTCCGCCCGCACCTGCCCGGCCTGCCTGTCCATGCACGGCCAAGAGTTCCCCGTCGACGAAGAAGGCCCCAACGGGCACCAAAACTGCCGGTGCGACCGCATCCCCAAAACC